TCCATTCACGCAGCGCAGCTTTCTCGCCGTGCTTTTCTTTGCACTTCTGGAACCGCGCAAACACCTTTTCGGATGTGCATTTGACCTCGAAAACGTGCGGCGTTTTTGGCGCTTGCAGCAGCCCAAACGCCTCGCCGTCGAGGTGACCAAGAAAGTGACCTTCGTGGTCAGACACCTCTAGCTGCCTGCCCGTGTCAGGATCGCGGTCGATTATTGTCAGACCATCAACGGCCCGCAGCCGCTCGATGACCAAGTCCTCAGTGCGGTGGCCGTCTGCAAAATTCTTCAAAGTCTTGGCGGCGAAGGGCTGCTGCCCCGCCGCATAGAATTGGTAATACGATTTGCGCGGGCAATCGCCGATGCCCGACACGCCAAGGTAACCACGCTGCGGCTTGTCTGCCTCAACGCGCTCAAGCGCAGCGTCAGCCGCCGCAAGCGTGGGATCAGTAAACGATAAATCCATAAGTAAGCGCGGGGGCGGGCCGGAGGAACAGCAGCCGCCCCCTCTCCTTGCTAGCTCCAGGGAGTTGAAGAAGCTGGCGGAGACACCGGCTGTGCGGCCGGTGGCGCTGATGCAGCGGCGGCGGGCTGCCCCTGGCTAGGCATTGTTGCCGCTGCATATCCCTTGATTTCATTTGAGGCGTCGTAGCCGTTGGCCGGTGGCCGAACGCCGACATTGACCGACAACGGTTTGGCGATCAGGTCATCAGCTTGTGCAATGACTTGCAGCCCAAGCGCCGTACCGATGCTATCCAACCGCTGCTTTGCGATCTCAATCGCCGTCGCGCTTTTGGGGTTGCTGGCGTCGGCCGCCTGCATCACCAAGTAGTCCCAAAGGACGCGACCGTTCTCGAGCCGCACCTGTAACTTCAGGCACTGGTTGCCCGACTTGGATGTATGCTCGGCCCACTCGACAATCTGGCCGGGATAAGTCCCAGCGGCCAGCGGCTGAAAATCATTCTGCGGTGCGGGCGAACTGCCGACCGTGTAGTTAAGCTGCATCTTTCTTTTCCTTTCCAACAATCGCGTCTACAAGCGCCGACCACTCCAGCGGCAGTTCGTGCGCTATGGGGTAGCGGGATTTCGCGATGAACGCGGGGCGCTCTGAGGTGAACAGCACGCGCTCACCAGTGCCGACCGCGCGTGTGATCTTGCGGCCGAAGCCGCCGTCAATCTGCTTGGTCGCCGTGCGATAGTTGGCGAACCCGATCAGGTCGGACGCTTCCATGCACAGGTCGCCCGCCTTGCGGTGCAGCTTGATCTCGTAGCGGTCATACGGCTCGCCAGAAGGATCATCAAATTTGCGAATGTGCGAGTGCGCGATCATCACGACCGCCATGCCGCGCTGCTTACGCAGGGCGGCGACGCCGTTCAGAAACCGCCGCCAGAAGTCGAGCGCGAACACATAGCCCTTGCCATAGCCAGCGTCCTCAATGCTCTTCAGACCCTGAACCTCGCAGACCTTGGCCCACACAAGGCTTTCCAACCAATCCAAGCTGTCAATGACCAACGTCTTAAAGTCGTGGTCCTCTTTAACGAGCGTGCCAAGCTGCGCCTCGATGGCGTCATAGCTTTCCGCCAGCGGAAAGCGGTCAGCGCCAACAACGTTGGCCCCATCCTCTGTCTGGATAAAAATCGGCGCGGGTGCATTGCCGGCAAAGGTTGTTTTGCCCACGCCAGGTGGGCCATAGAGCAAAACAACCGGCGGACTGAAACTCTGCCCGCTTATGATGTCCTTCAGACTACTCATCTGCTTCTCCTTTTCATTCTTTCCACGTCAACCAATCTTCATTCGGATGCGTCAGCAGCCGCCGATAGTCCTTCCCGCTGCGCGTGCGGCGCACAGGAGCGATCGGCTGCTTACGAGGCGGCAGTGCAAGGCGGTGCGCTTTGCCAAGCACGGCGTCGCGCGACCGGCGAGTGCCGGTGGTGTTTTTCATTTCGGCAGCGATCTCCGATGCGCTTGCACCGTCTGCCCACAGCTTTGTCAGCAGCAGCACCTCACCGGCAGACCAAGGCGTGTCAAACCTATTCATCGGCGACCTCGCCCCAGCCGCCGCAGTGTTCGCACTCGACCAGTTTGGTACGGATCTCCATCCAGCGATCTGGCGTGTACCCGCCGACCTCGTATTCGATTTCGACTGACCCTGCGCCGTCGCACGACGGGCATGGCGCAAGGGCGCTTTTGGAACAAGGTTTGCCGGGGTGGCGAAGTTGGTTGCAGTCCGGGCAGATCATTGCTTCGCCTCACGCATGAGAGTCAGCAACGTTTCTTCACGCAGCACATACAAACGCGGCGCACGATCTTGGCGAACAACGAGAAGGTCGGCGTCGTCTTGCGCGAGCGCATCCATCAGCAGCTTGAAGCCGCTCTTGCGCCGCTTGGCCTCGACCGACATGCCTTCGAGGCGCAGGTCGCCAGCGTAGTCATCGCCAAGCTGGCCTTTGTAAGCACCGCTTCCAAACACGCGGTTGCAGTCGAAGCCGTGGGACTGCCAAAAATCGACAGTCTCTTTTTCAAGCTCATAGCCGCGTTGCTTGTTACGGGCGCTCACCGAGCAAAATCCGCAACCGTGACCGCGCCATCTGTAGCGCGTTCAATCTTTGCGAGTGTGTCGATGCCCGGCCGCTTTACACCAGCGCACATCAACGAAATAAACGCTGGGGAGACGCCGATCATGGCGGCAAATTCTGTCTGCGTGTAATCTTGGTCACGCAACCACTGGTTAAGTTTCATAATTTGCGATTACGCAATCAAAAAATGGATGGCAAGCATGTAGTTGACTGGCGGTTACGTCAGGTGGCAGTGTGTCACTACAGGTCGGGAATAGTTTTTTTAGCGGGGAACCACACATGACCATCGGCAATGCAATGCGGGCAGCGCGTAAGGCGTCAGACATGACGGCGGCCCAGGTAGCCGACAAAATTGGTCTGAAAGAGGCGACTTATCTGCGTTATGAGCGCGATGAGGTGTCGCCGCAAGCGCACGTTTGCGTCGCTTTAGCTGAAGCCTATGGCATCAGCCTCGACCAGCTTTTGCGCGGAATCGACACTGCCACAGACATGCCGCGACAGGTCATCAACTTTGATGTCACCGAAGGGCAGACTTTATCAGTTGAGATAAACGCTACCGTCAAGCACGGAAAAGCTTCTTAATCCACAGGTCACTTTTTTGCTTGCACACAACTGACAGTTAACTATTATGTGTCGCCCAAAGAAGGGAGACGCAGATGGTAGCTCATTCATCAATCGAAAATTTGCGCGTCGTTGAGCAATGGCTTGCCGACCGTATTACGTTTCTAAAAACAGACAACACAATCACCGCCGACTGTATTGAGGTTGCGGCGCTCGGACACTCTCTCGCAACTGTGCGCGATGAGATCGAGGGGGTGCGCAATGCTGAATAGTTGGATCACCGGACTGCTACTTGCTGCGTTTCTGCTGCTGCTTCTACACGCCGCGTGCTTTGTCGGCGGTGCTTGCGCTGGCGGTGCGCTATGAGCGTATACGCCGATCTCAGTGAAGCTGCGCAATATCTGTTTGGCGACGCGACTGATGCCAACATGCGAACCATTAGAAAGATGATACGCACCGGACATCTGCGTGCGCTTGATAATGGCGTACGCCGAACATGGGTGCGATGGGACGATCTTAGAAAGTTTGGTGACGATGATGACTGACCAAATGGAACGCGAGGAAGTTCTGGCAGAGGCCGCGCAGCTTATCAGCAAAGACCGGAACGAAAGCTATGGCGGCAAGGAAAACTTGCGACGCACTGCTGCCGGTTGGTCAACGATCGCGGGCGTAGACATAACGCCAGAGCAAGTCTGCTTGATGATGGCTTGGTTGAAGATCGCCCGCCTGTGCCACGCTTCACACAGGGACAGTTTTGTAGACGCGTTGGGCTACCTGGCCTTGGGCTACGAGTGCTCTAGCGATGTTTCGTAGACTCTGGAGCCGCTGGATTGCGGCGAAACCCGAAGCGCATCCGCCGATGCCGAACGCTCATTATCTTGGTGTGCACATTGCAGAAGCGACAAGCAAGGCGGGCTATCGCTGGTGGCGCTGACGCCAGCGCAGACCGCATTATGCGAGACGGCGTGCAGACTGTATTACGCTGAACGGAAAAGCACCGCTCAAGTTGCGGAATTGCTTAGCGAGCCAGAGTACGTGATTTGGAACTTGCTCGCGCATTGCTCTAGGCGACATCGATCAATCGGTCAAAAAATTACTGCGCTGTTTCTGCGAAAGTCTGATCTCTAATTGTTCGCGCACCGTCTGAGCGGTAGCCCGGAACGCAGTGTCCGAAAACATACTCCAACTCATCTGCCGCTACCAAAGCGCGGTCTCTATCCGGGCAGTTGAAAGCTAAGGTGCCGTCAATTACGGCGCTGTCGGTGGCGTTAAAAATCACGTCGCACGAACCGTCCTCTCGGTTTATTAGTCTGAATGCCATAACTGTGTCCTTGTTGTTGACCAGTAGCATGGCAAATCTAAAAAACAAAAAAAAGCCAAACGCATTTGGGGTGTGACCCAAACGCATTTGGCTGTTTTTGTAATTTTATTACAATCTAGTCGAGCCTCTCCGGCTTGTTCTCTGCTGTGTTCAAAATGTGAATCACGTCAGCTAGATCGCGAAGTTCTGGCAAGTCGAGAAGCGCGTCGATGCGCTCAAAGTAGAGCGTTAAGCTTGGCTCGGTTAGCAGCAAGTCCTCATCTATAAAGCCACCCGCTAAACCAGTTTTAACCAGCTTCGAAACAAAAGGCTGCGAAACAGCCAGGTCTTCTTGTATCTGGCTTTTCGTCAGCTTTTCTTCAGCAAAAGTCTTCCACGCGAGGTACAGCCAAACGGTAATCATAGTGTCGTTGACGTACCAGAACCCATGCGCAGGGGTTGGTGCCTTGCCGTCGCGCACCAAACGCTCAAGCTCGCGACGATGCGACTGAACTTGGCTCATTGTTTTTGCCCAACGAACTTGCGCGGTTCGACGCATTGTTTGTCGCGCTCTGCGGCGGTCTATCGCCAGTTCGTCAAGATCAATGCTACCTAAACGCGTTTTCCTTTCCGCAGAAACGCGTTTACCCCCCTGTGGATTGTTTTTCTTCTTTCTCGCCATTTTTTCCTCCTCCGTCATAATTGCAGCCCACCCGATGCAATCTGCTGCATAACCGGCGGCTGTTGCAATTCACCAGACGCCTGAAGTTCCTCATAGGTGCGCGCATATTGCTTTCTTGTGAAGTCCGTCGATTCGTGGCCCATTAAATCTGCCAGCGTGTGCCACTCGTCGCCAAACTGTATGAGCAGCAGTGTTGCATAGTAGTGGCGAAAATCATCGAGGCAGATTGCATTTGATGTTCTGTTCGCAGGATTCACGCGTTCGTTGTATTCGGCGCGGAAACTTTCTTCAAAGTCCTTCCAATACTCACCGCGCACATGATCGGTGCCCTTTTGCGGTTCTCCATCTTTCAACGGAAACACATAATCATCACCTTGTGAGAAGGGAGACGCCAACTTCCACGACAACAGCAAATCATGTAGCTCGGGAACGATGGGGATTTTGCGAACGCGCTTAGGCAACGTGCCATCGGACTTGACGTTTTTGACCTCTAGCGTGTCCCAATATATGTCGTCATTGTCATCGAGGCATGGTCTGCGTGTGAAAATGATATGAACATATTTCTGGTCTAAGTTGCAGTTACGCCACGACAGACCGAGTGCTTCTGCTGGCTGAACACCAGTGTAGGCATAGAACGCAATCAGGATGCCGTAACACCAATCAAATCGCTCGACTGCTGCATCCACAAGCGCACGGACATAGCTGCGGTCGTAGATGTATTTTTTTACCTCGGCCTCGACCTCTGCTTGCGTGCGTTTGTGCTTCTGCGCTTTGATCGTGATCGCCGCAGCGGGGTTTGCGACAAAGGCACCTTCGGCAACGGCCTTTCTGCAAATTCGGTTGAACGCACCTTTTGCAGCGCGGCGCACGCTTATGCCGCACGCTCCCCATTTGCTGTCGAATTTTTCTGCGACAAGCGTTTGCGAACCTTCTGCAAAAAAATGCTCCGCCGTCCAATCGCCATAAATTTCGGTAAGCCAATCGCAAAAGCGCATTTCGCGCTTATAATAACGAGCGCTCACCGCACCACGCTTGAGATCGCGTTTATAGTCTGCTCGATACGCTGGCACAAAGTCAGCAAAACTGGGCAACGTGGCGTGTCTGCCGCCACGGATCGTTGGCGCTGGTGCGGTGGAATTGTTGAGACGTTCAAGCTCTAACAAAGCTTCAGTTGGCGGGTGTTCGGTGTCCGCAGGCCAACTCCTTAAAACTTTCTGTTTGCCGCTGTTGTCGCGGTGATACAGCGTCCATTTAGGCACGTTGCCGGTTCGATTCTGGCGATTCCATTTCGCTAGGTGATAAGTCATGCTGTCTCCGTTGGTTAACTGCCAGACAACTTATAGTAAACCAACGGTTAAGGCTTTGCACAAAAAAAAGCGCCCGCGGCATAGGCGCGGCATATGCCGCGGCATGAAAACGACTATTTCTATGCCGCAAAAGCCTTACGAGGTATTTTGAACGCATAAAAAAAACGCCTTAACCGATTGGTAAGGCGTTAACATTTGAGTTGCAAGTTGGTTGCGGGGGCAGGATTTGAACCTGCGACCTCAAGGTTATGAGCCTAACGAGCTACCAGACTGCTCCACCCCGCGTCGATACCTGCTGTCGCCTGTAGAACCTGTGGCGACCTCAAATGCTTGACCACCCTACAGTTGCCAATGACCTACAGGTACTGTGGCGACCTCGAGGTTGTCAAGCGACCTCTGCTTCATGCCGCGCTTTATGCCGCGCTCGTCAGGCTCGGGTCCAAAACACACCGCGTTGACGCTTGCCACGACCTTGACTCAGCAGCAACTTCAAAAGCGTCGCGTGCTGCACGCCGCAAAGTCTTTTTGCCCGCGATCTGTCGTGCAGACATAAAAAAAGCGCGCCGGGCATCAAGCCCGACGCAAGCTAAGATTTCATATTCATCTGGATTGACGCCACGCTTCGCATAGCCAGCGCCAGCGCCAAGACTCCATTGATACGACAGACTGCCATTGTGCAGCTTCGCCGCCTCAGTCGTTTTGACTTGCACTCGCAGTAACTGGTCGCCTTGCGTGGCAAGCAAATCATAGGGCGCATTCGCGACAAAGGTCGCGTGCCAGCCGAGTTCTGTAATTATGGCAGCGGCAAGGTACTCGCCCACACGCCCGATCTGCACCTGATTTCGTTTTAGTACGACCACACCCACGGGCGTGCGCCCTTGGCTTCGCCTGGCTCAAGCTGGTCGAGGTGAATGAACCTGTAACTGTGAGCGCCTTTTTGACAAACACCAATCCCCGAAAACAAGTGCTTTGCCGCCAGCATCATCAAACGATGCGCGTCGTAACCGCTGCACCGAATGTCGGACGCTTTCCCAGTGACGTGTGGCCCTGTCGCACCAGTGCTGCTCACCTTGGCGTTGTGGGTAGGGCAGCGATACCCGCTGGCGATTATCATCGGCCCAAACTCGTCTCGCACCATCTGCAACTTCTTCATAAACGTGGCGTCCATGTCAGCGCGGCCGCAGCCGCACTTGCAGGCGAACTCGTCTGGCGTGAAGTTTGGCGTTGCCGCCGGGTTCCACTCGCTCACTTGCCCACGCCCTTGCTTCGTTCTAGCGTTCTCAAACCGCCCAAGCCCAAAAGTCCGAGAAGAATTGGCATCATTTGAGACATATCAAGCGACGGCAACTCCACCAGATTGCCCGTCTGCGCTAAGACAAATGACGCCATTGGCTGAAACAGGTAGACCCAACCAAACGACAAAGCGGCGACCCATCCCGTGCAGGGGCGCCATCCAGCTTGAAACCAGTTGCCCTTTGCTTCCTCACGATTGACCGCAATCTGCGCTAAATCGACGGCGGCAAGTTGTTTCGCTAGTTGCGCCTCAAGTTCCTGTTCTGCCTTGCGGCGCTCTTCCGCGTCTTCCGGCAAGAACCGCCCCGCCACTTCCATTACAGAAGGCAGCACTGCGCTTATAAGTCCGATCATTCCTTAATCTTCCTCTGCACAAAATCCATCTCAGTGCGCAGCCGCTGGATCTCCCGGCTTTTGCGCTCCATCGTGTTGGGGTCCATCATCGATGAGATGACGCCTTGCCGTTGCGCTAACGTTTCGATCTGCGTCGTCGCCTTGTCGATGCGGACATCGACCGCACGAAGTCGCTTCTCGAAGTCTCTTGCTTGGTCTTGCAGCACCTTCACGCTGGCTTTGACGACTGCGCTGGCCGCAATGACGGTCGCCGCCATGCCGCCGACCGTTACAAGCAGCCGAATATCGATGCCTTCCATCGAACGCTAAAACCAACCACGCGCAAGCGTGCCCAGCGCGGCCACCACGACAGTCGTGACAACCAGCCACGCCAAACGCTCCCACCTGGCACTATGGTTCCGCACGATCTCGCCAAGCAGCTTCATCTCGGCGGCAGCTTCTGCCCACCTCTCGCCGCACTCTTTTTCATGTCTTGCGATTTTGTCGAGCGCATCAAGCGCCATTTGCGTAGGTGATTTGCGAGCGGCTGCCATGCTGATCTCCAAAAAATTAAGCCCGCCGGGTGGCGGGCTTTTTGTATCCTGCTGCGCGGGCTGCTCTGCCCTGACGCTCTGCTTCGGCGCGTGTTCTGTAAACCTTCCCGCGCTTGCCCCAGCGATAGCCGCCTTTGACTTTATTAACGGGCATTCTGATTGCCCTGCGTGCCAACTGTCGCGCCAATTTGGACTCCCGGCGATGCGAACAACTCAGGGAACATTTCGCGCGTGCGTTCCGCGAAGTTTTTGCTGTTCTCGGGCGATGCCTTGCGCAACATGATCGCGCCCAGCTTGGCGTCAAGCATCGACATAACAAGCAAGTCCTGCATTGCTTGGTCAGGAAGCCGATATAGAAAGTCGAGAGGTCTAGCGATTGTGCGCACGACAGGGTTATCGAAACCGGGGCTGAACATCCTGCCGATCAGATTCATTGTGCTGATGTTTGATGCTGTATTTGAGCCAGCTTGTCGCACGCCAGGAGCAGTTGCTGCGCGAGACTGTTCCAAATCATCAAGCAAACGATTGATGCGTCGCTTTTGTACGCCCGAAAGCGTGTCGCTTAACTTAACGTCCCTGCCTTCAATTTTGATCGTGTTGGAGCGGATGATGTTTCGCAACTTTGTCGGGTTCACAACATCTACGCCTGTCGCATCAGGCTGACCGCTGGTGACTTTGCGCTGCACCTCTTGCAATGCTTTCAACTGGTCAATCGGTTTGCTGAGTCGGGAATAGCGCCGCAGATAATTTTGATACCCCGGCGCAACCGCCTCGATGTTGCTGTCGATTGAGTTTTTAACGTCAGCCAATTCGCCACGCGCCAAGCGGAAGTTGCTGTCGTCGCCTTTCAACTGGCCGCGCATTGCAAAATCGACATCTTTCCTGATTTCGTACAAACGCCGCGCGTCGATTGCGCCGTCAACGCTGGCCGCCTCAATGTCACTGCGGAAACGCGCTAACGCATCGCGCACAGTTTTCCTTGCGCCCTGCGGCGCTGCAAGTTGTGCGTCAATATCATCAAGTAAACTTTTAATCTGCACAGGCGCCGCGTCATCAAATGCGTTTTCACGCAACTGCCCTGTCTTGGCCTCACGCGCAGACACTAACCTCTCGAGGTCTGCGTCTGTTTTTGCAATGGACTCTAGTTCGCGCGTTTGCGCTTGCTGTCGCTGCGTGCGAGTCGCCGCGAAAGCGTCTGCGCCCAACGCCGCAACAGGCGTTTCAAGGCTCGCTAAGCCGGGATCACGGCTGGCGCCCGCCGTTGTTTGCGGCACATCTGGCGCAAGCGGCTGCGCTTGTTCAAGGTTGCGGATCGCCTGACCGGGGTTGGCAGTCTGTCGGCGCAGTAAGTTAGCAACGATCTGCTCACGCCCGCCTGCACCAAAAGGCTGCAATGCTGACCGCGCGCCAGATGCAGCAGAGCCTGCGGCCGTCACGCTTGGCGCTGGCGTTGCAACACCAGCAATCATTCCGGCAACGTCTCCGGCAACTGGGTTGCCTGTGATTGACGTAACGGCAGCATCAGCGCCGATTGCTACGGGGGCAGCAACGTTGCCAGCTACAGCTTGCGCACCAGGGCGCATCGCGAGCGCGTCAGCAATCATTTTCGGCGTCGCAGCTAAACGATCAGCGGCAGTTTGCGTTAGTTTAACCGTGCCGCCAGTGCCAGCAATCACTTGCGCTGGGACTGCGGCGATTCGTTCTGCGGTTGATTCGGGTTGCGGCAAGCCTGCGCGAGTGAGTTCTTGGCTCAACACCTGTGACGGCATCTGCAACCGACCAAGATCGACGCCAGTGGCGCGTTCTGCGCCGCTTGCGCCAAGGTTTATTAGCGCGTTGGCTGCATCGCCAAGCATAGTCACTGGGGCCGCAACGCCCTCTGCAATGTAACGGCCCGTCAAACCAAGCTGTCGCGGCACCTCGCGTTGCGCGTAATCAAAAGCGCGTTGCAGGAAGTCAGGCGTTTCTTGCGCGTCGTCTGTTACGGCATCTGCTGCTGGCGTTTCTGCCGTTGCGGCAGCCTCAAGTTCTGCGCGGATTCTTGCAACCTCGTCGCGCAACCTCTGCGAATCATTTGGTTCGTCGTCCGAAATTTTTTCAACAACGATGCCGTCTTTTGTAATGATCGACGCCATTAGAAATCCACCTTTTCAGGAACTTCAAAACCCGTAGGCCTTTCGTATTTTC